TTCTTTGAAGATGTATTAATGGCATGTGTATTTTATGGTATGCCAATATTAATAGAAAATAATAAACCTAGACTCTTATATCATTTTAAAAGAAGAGGATATAGAGGATTTAGTATGAATAGACCTGATAAACTTTATAATAAATTATCAGTAACTGAAAGAGAAATTGGTGGAATACCAAATTCTAGTGAAGATATAAAACAAGCTCACGCAGCTGCTATTGAATCTTATATTGAAACCTACGTTGGTAATTTAGGAAGTAAATATGGAGACATGTATCTTCAAACAACATTAGAAGATTGGGCTAGATTTGATATTAATAATAGAACCAAACACGATGCTTCTATTAGTTCGGGTTTAGCTATAATGGGATGTAATAAAAATCTTTATAAACCAATATTTAAAAGAGAATTAGACCCAAAACCTTTAGGTTTTAAAAAATATAATAACAAAGGATATATTTCAAAAATAATAGATTAAATGATAACATATAATTATGCGGGTTCATTTCCCAATCAGGTAGTACCGGATGCGGAAAAGCAAACAAAGGAGTATGGTTATGCTGTAGGACGTGCTATTGAAGGAGAATGGTTTTCTGGAGATAGAGGAGGAATGGGAAACAGATACCAAAATAGTTGGTTAAATTTCCACAGATTAAGGTTATATTCAAGAGGTGAACAACCTGTTCAAAAATACAAAGATGAACTAGCCGTTAATGGTGATTTATCTTATTTAAATTTAGATTGGAAACCTGTTCCAATTATACCAAAGTTTGTTGATATTATTGTAAATGGAATGTCTCAAAAAATATTTGATATTAAAGCTTTTGCTCAAGACCCTGAAGCTTTAAAACAAAGAACTAAATATGCTGATGCTATAATGAGAGATATGTATGCTAAAGAAATGATACAAGCTACTCAAGAAGCAACAGGTATGAACTTTTTTAATTCTGCTGATCCTAATAATATTCCAGAAACTCAAGAAGATTTAGATCTTCATATGCAATTAAGTTATAAACAATCTATTGAAATCGCTGAAGAAGAAGCAATAGAAAGTGTATTAGCTTCTAATAAATATGAATTAGTAAAAAGAAGATTATTAGAGGATTTAACAGTAATAGGAATAGGAGCCACAAAAACTACTTTTAATTTAGCAAATGGAATAAATGTAGACTATGTTGATCCAGTTAATTTAGTATATTCATATACAGAAGATCCAAATTTTGAAGATATATATTATGTAGGAGAAGTTAAATCATTGAGTTTAGTAGAAGTTAAAAAACAATTTCCTTGGTTAACAGATGTAGAATTAGAAAAAATTCAAAAATATCCTGGTAATGCTAATTATACTAGAAATTTTTATGCTCAACAAGACTCATATAATCAAGTACAAGTTTTGTATTTTGAATATAAAACTTATAGTAATCAGGTTTTTAAAATAAAACAAACTGAACAAGGATTAGAAAAAGCATTAGAAAAACCAGACACTTTTAATCCTCCAAACAGTGATAATTTTGAAAGAGTAGGAAGAGCAATAGAAGTTTTATATCAAGGGGCTAAAATATTAGGCCATGAAATGATGTTAGAATGGAAAGTAGCAGAAAATATGACTCGTCCTAATTCAAATATAAGTAGAGTAAATATGAATTATTGTATTTGCGCTCCTAAAATGTATAAGGGAATGATTGAGTCTACAGTAAGTCGTATTACTGGATTTGCAGACATGATTCAATTAACTCATTTAAAATTACAACAAGTATTAGCTAGAATGGTTCCTGATGGGATTTTTATGGATGTAGATGGATTAACAGAAGTTGATCTTGGGAATGGTACTAATTATAATCCAGCAGAAGCATTAAATATGTATTTTCAAACTGGTTCTATAGTTGGTAGGTCAATGACTCAAGAAGGGGATATAAATAGAGGTAAAGTTCCAATACAAGAACTTCAAACTTCTTCTGGAGGACAAAAAATTGCTAGTTTAATTCAAACATATCAATATTATTTACAATTAATAAGAGATGTGACCGGATTAAATGAAGCAACTGATGCTAGTACACCAGATGTTAAAGCGCTAGTAGGATTACAAAAAATAGCCGCTGCTAATAGTAATACAGCTTTGAGACATGTTATGCAAGCTGGGTTATATGTAACTTTAAGAATTTGCGAAAATATATCTTTAAGAATAGCAGACGTATTACAATATCCTTTAACTAGAGCTGCTTTAATAGATTCTATTTCAGCATATAATACAGGTACATTAGAAGAATTACAAGAAAGAAATTTACAAGATTTTGGTATATTTTTAGAACTAGAACCTGATGAGATAGAAAGACAAATGTTAGAACAAAATCTCCAAGTGGCATTATCCTCAGGAGGTATAGATCTTGATGACGCAATTGATGTTAGACAAATTAAAAATCTTAAATTAGCTAATCAGTTACTTAAATTAAAACGTAAAGAAAAGTTAGAAAAAGATCAAGCTCAGCAACAAGAAAATATTAAACTTCAAGCTCAAGCAAATGCAGATGCCGCTGAGAAAGCTACTTTAGCAGAAATGCAAAAACAACAAGCTTTAGCTGAAACAGAGGTTCAAGTAGAACAAGCCAAATCTCAAATGGAAATGCAACGTATGCAAACAGAAGCTAGTATTAAAAAAGAATTGATGGCAGAAGAATTCGGTTATAACATGCAGTTAGCTAGAATGAAAGCAAAAGGAGAAAATACAAAAGAAAGAGAAATAGAAGATAGAAAAGATAAAAGAATTAAAATGCAAGGAACTCAAGAATCAGAGTTAATACAACAAAGAAAAAACAATAGTTTACCTACTGATTTTGAATCTGCAGGTTTTGATTCGTTAGGTGGTTTTGATTTAGAACAATTTGAACCACGATAAAATTATTTATTAATTATTTAATTATATTATATTATGTCAGAAAACAAAGAAACTTCAACAAAAGAAGTAAAACAAGAAGGTGATTTTAAAGTTAAAAAACGTAAAATTCCTAAAAAACTTGCTGTACCAGAAGAAACAGTAAAAATTGATTTAGCAGCATCAAAAAAAGCTGATGAACCAGTTAAAGTTGATTTAACTAAAACAGAAAATAAAGATGCCGTTCAAGAACAAAAAACAGAGAAAAGCGTGTTACGCGAAGAAGGATCCGAGGTGGGATTGCAAGAAATGGGACCGACACACGAAGGGACCACTGAGAATGTTATTGAAGAAATACCAATAACTGAAGAAGAAAAGAAAGAAGAGGTAAAACAAAAAGTTGAAGAAACTAAAACAGTAGAACAACCTAAAAACCTATTACCTGAAAATATAGAAAAACTAGTTTCATTTATGAAAGAAACTGGTGGAACGGTAGAAGATTACGTCAGATTAAATGCAGATTATTCTAACATAGACAACGACGTATTATTAAGAGAATATTATAATAAAACACGACCTCATTTAACTTATGAAGAAGTTAACTTTTTATTAGAAGACAACTTTAAAATAAATGAAGACGTGGATGAGGAGCGAGATATCCGCAAAAAGAAACTCGCGAAAAAAGAAGAGATTGGAAAAGCAAAAAGCTATTTAGATGATCTTAAAAATCAATATTACGAAGAAATCAAGTTGAAATCTAACGTAAATAAAGATCAGCAAAATGCTATAGACTTTTTTAATCGCTACAATGAAGATCAGAAAACATTATCTCAACAGAGAGAGGTTTTTCAACAAGTAACTAAAGATACTTTTACTAATGAATTCAAAGGTTTTGATTTTAAAGTAGGTGATAAAAAATTTAGATACGGAGTAAAAAATCCTAAAGAAATAGTGGACAATCAAACAGATATTACAAATTTTGTTAAGACGTTCTTAGACAAAGAAGGTATGTTAAACGATCCACAGGGATATCATAAAGCCATGTATATGGCTAGAAATTCTGATACTATTGCAAAACATTTTTACGAACAAGGAAAGGCAGATGCTACTAAAAATTTAGTTGCTAAAACTAAAAATTTAAGTACTGAACCTAGAAAAGAAAGTGGTGGAGATGTGTTTGTTGGTGGAATCAAAGTTAAAGCTATAAGTGGCTCTGATGCTTCAAAACTGAAAATTAAAACACGGAAATTTAACAATTAAAACAATTAAAAAATGAGTTTAACTCCACAATTTGGGTCAATAGTACCCTCACAAAAACAGGAGCTACTTAACAGTAATTATTTACAATGGACTGATGCAGCAGGAAATGATTTTGCGGATTTTGCGCAACAATATCTTCCTGAAATCTATGAACAAGAAGTAGAAAGATACGGTAATCGTACTCTATCTGGTTTCTTGAGAATGGTTGGTGCAGAAATGCCTATGACGTCTGATCAAGTTATTTGGTCTGAACAAAATAGATTGCATGTCGCATATGATCCAATCGCTATTGGAAATGGTGCAGCGGTAAATACGGTTACAATAACTGTATCCGCTACTGTTAAAAATGTAGTTTCTCCTAAAAGCACTGTAGTCCTTATGGACGCTAACGGTGTAGAAATGAAATGCTATGTATTAGCAAGTAATACTGCTACTGGTGTAATTAATGTATATCCTTACACAGCAGCAGATTTACAAAGTTTAGCCGCTACAGGTAAGATGTTTGTTTATGGTTCTGACGTTCAAAAAGGTCAGTCAGTAAGCAATGCTTCTGATACTGCAGGTGCTGTAACAGGTGATCAATATATAAGTATTGATCCAGCTTTCACACAATTTTCTAACTCTCCAATTATAATTAGAAGCAAATATGTTGTTTCTGGTTCTGACACTGCTCAGATTGGTTGGGTTGAAGTTGCTACTGAAGATGGTACTTCTGGATACCTTTGGTATCTAAAAGCTGAGTCTGAAACAAGACTTAGATTTGAAGATTATCTAGAAATGGCGATGGTTGAAGGCGAATTAAGTGAAAATGGTCCAGCTGCTTTAATAGCACTGTCTAAAGGTACAC